ACCGAGCTTGCGTTTCCGCCTGGCTATCTGCGGTGCTTCAAATACAACCTGGCCTGCGAGATTGCGGCCGAGTTCGGCGTTGAGGCTCCGCCCACGGTGCAGCGCATTGCGATGGCGTCGAAACGCAATCTGAAGCGCATCAACTTCCCGGATGACGTCATGTCGCTGCCGTACAACCTGATCAACCGCCGGCAGCAGCGGTTCAACATCTACGCCGGCACGCCGTGAAGACGCCAATCCTTGGCTCGTCGTATGTGGCCCGCAGCGTCAATGCTGCGGACAGTCGCATGGTGAACCTGTTCCCCGAGGTTGTGCCTGACGGGGGCAAAGAACCGGCGTTCTTGCAACGAGCGCCTGGCCTGCGTTTGGCGGCCACCATAGGCGACGGCCCGATCCGCGGCCTGTGGAGGTTCGGCGACTACCTGTACGTTGCTTCTGGCGGCAAGCTGTACCGCGCAGATGGCAACTTTGCCGTCACAGAACTGGGCCTGATCAACGGCAGCGGGCCGGTGAGTATGACCGACAACGGCACGCAACTGTTCGTTGCCTGCGATCCTGACGCTTTTATCTACAACGCCAGCACAGGCGCGTTTGCGCGCGTCACCGACCCAGACTTTCCGGGCGCGGTGACGGTGGGCTACCTTGACGGCTACTTCGTTTTCAACGAGCCCAACAGCCAACGGTTTTGGGTGACGTCGCTGAACGACGGCAGCGCGGTGGACCCACTGGATTTTCAAAGCGCCGAGGGCAACCCGGACAACATCGTCTCGCTGATGGTTGACCACCGCGAGGTTTGGCTGTTCGGCAACAACACCATTGAGGTTTGGTACAACGCCGGGGCGCCGGATTTTCCGCTGCAGCGCATCCAAGGCGCCTTCATGGAAACGGGCTGCCTTGCGCCGTACAGTGTGGCCAAGCTGGACAACAGCGTGTTCTGGCTGGGCTCTGACGCCCGCGGCAACGGCATTGTGTACCGCAACAACGGCTACAACGCGGCGCGCGTAAGCACGCACGCCGTGGAGTGGCAGATCCAGCAGTATGGCGTGCTGAATGACGCCATCGGCTATTCGTACCAGCAGGATGGGCACTCGTTCTACGTGCTGACGTTTCCGACTGCGCAAGCTACGTGGGTGTTTGACGTTTCCACTGGCGCATGGCATGAGCGGGCCGCGTGGGACGGCGTGCAGTTCCGCCGGCACCGCAGCAACTGCCAGGCTAACTTTGCCGGCGAAGTGTTGGTGGGGGACTGGGAAAACGGCAGCGTCTATGCGTTTGACCCCGAGGTGTACGACGACAGCGGAGCCACGCAGCGGTGGCTGAGGTTGTGGCGCGCGCTGCCTACGGGACAGAACTCGCTGAAGCGCACGGCGCATCACACGCTGCAGTTGGATGTCGAGGCGGGATTTGTTTCAAAACCAACTGATGTAGAACTGATATCAAACCCCGGCGGGCCATTCTCAAGCCCAGTGGGGTGGACTGCTGGGCCGGATACTTCCATAAGTATTAACGGCAAAAATTTGCAAATTACGGCATTGTCTTCAACTGCGCCCTACGCTTACGCGAGCTTTGAAAGCGGAGTTGGCGAGCTTGTAAGCATTTCTTTTAGGATGCAAAGACAAGGGTCTGCTGCAACAGTTTTTCGATTTGGCACTTCGCCAAATTCTGCAGGGCTGTATTCGTTTGCAAACTCAGCTTCCGACACTGGGGTAAGAACAAACTCTTTTGTGTCGCCAGGCGGAACAATATACGCAACATTTGGGCAGCCGACCGCTGTTGGCAGTTCTGATCTTGTTTTTGGGTCTGCCACGGCGGTCAGAGTTCCAAACATTGACCCCCAAGTCATGCTTCGCTGGTCCGACGACGGCGGCCACACATGGAGCAACGAACACTGGGTCGGCATGGGCAAGCTCGGCGAGTACGGCAAGCGCGTCATCTGGCGGCGTCTAGGCATGACCACCAAGCTGCGGGATCGCGTGTACGAGGTCAGCGGCAGCGACCCGGTGAAGATCGCCATCATGGGCGCTGAACTGACGGCAACGCCGACGAGCGCCTGAGATGCAAACGCTGCCCCGCGTTCCGGCCAGCCGCGACCCACTGGTGGATCAGGGGGCGCTAACCACGCGCGCTTGGTTCCGGTTTTTTTCGCTGTTGCAGGAAAGCATTGGCCAGGCCAGCAGAGAGACGTTCACGCTGGTGCAGAACTCCACGGGCGCAACGCTGCCTAAGGGCACTGTGGTGGGCTTTGCCGGCGTCGGCGCGGCCAACCTGCTGTCCGTGGCGGCGTACTTGGCCGACGGCTCCACGCCTTCGCTGTACATACTTGGCGTGCTGGACGAAACCATCCCCGACAGCGGCTCCACGGGCCTGTGCAGCGTCTGGGGGCCAGTGACCAACTTGGACACCAGCGCGTTCAACGTAGGCGACATCCTGTACGCTAGCCCAGCGGTAGCGGGCGGGTTTACCAACGTCAAGCCTACCGCGCCTGACAACGTGATCCCGATTGCCGCGGTGCTGATCAAAAGCGCCACTGACGGCGTGATCTTCGTGCGGCCAACGATTGAGCAACAGAAGCACTACGGCGAGTTCACCAAGACCAGCGACCAGTCGCCGGCAGTTGTGAACACGGCCTACGCGCTGACGTTTGACAACGTAGAAATTGCTGAGGGCCTCAGTCTTGGGTCGCCGACGTCGCGCATCGTGGTGTCGCAGTCTGGCCTGTACCAGTTTGACGCCACCATCCAGATCGGCAGCAGCAGCAGCAGCGCCAAGACGATGTGGCTGTGGTTCCGCAAGAACGGCGCGGACATTGCCAAGACGTCTCGGCTGGTAACGATCAACATCAACAACGGCTATATTGCCATGTCGATGGCCGAGTTTTTCTCGCTGGCGGCAGGGGACTACATCGAAATCATGTTTGCTGCCGACAATACGGCCATCACGGTGGATAATGTCGCTGCGACGGCGTTCGCCCCGGCAGCGCCCGCAATCGTGCTGGCGGTGAGCCAGGTTCAACAGTGAGGCCACAATGGGCGTTTCACTCTCTCAGTACGCAGGCGCCGGGGCGCAGTTCTTCGACAACAACGGCAATCCCCTTTCTGGCGGCCTGATTTACACCTACGCTGCCGGCACGACAACTGAGGTTGCCACGTACACCAGCAGCAGCGGCGGCACGGCCAACGCCAACCCCATTGTGCTGGACAGCGCAGGCCGAACTCCGGCACAGATCTGGCTGACGGAAGGATCGTCGTACAAGTTTGTGCTTCAGACGTCGCTGAACGTGACGATCAAAACCGACGACAACATTTTTGCGTCGTATGAGCTTGCGACAGAAGTTGGCGTCGTTGTTAACCGTGGTGGCAATAGCGTCAATACCAACACTGCTGTAGGCGGCGTACCTGGAAGTCCGCCAACCGGCGCCGCCCTTGCCAGCAACACCACGGGCTCCAACAACACGGCGGTGGGCTACAACGCCATGACCGCCAACACTGACGGCTTTCAGAACACTGCCGTGGGTTCCGAGGCGCTGGATGCCAACACCAGCGGGGACTACAACACTGGAGTGGGTTACCAAGCGTTGACCGCGGCTAGCACGGCAAACTACAACACCGGGATTGGCTACCGGGCGCTGCAGGCCACCACAACGGGAGCAGGAAACACGGCGGTCGGCAGCGATGCGTTGTTGCTAACGTCTACAGGCGCGGACAACGTGGCTGTAGGGTACGGGTCATTGGATGCGTACACCGGCAGCGATGCCGTGGCCATCGGCCGCTCGGCGCTGGGGGCAAACACCAGCGGCACCGGCAACACTGCGGTGGGCAAGGATGCGGCGCTGCTGGTGGTAACGGGCGCGTACAACGTGGCCGTTGGGTGGACTGCGCTGGATGCGGCCACCACCAGCAACAACACGGCGGTGGGCGCATCGGCACTGGGGGCGCTGACCTCTGGTGCGAACAACGTGGCCCTAGGCTTTCAGGCCGGCGACGCACTGACCACTGGCAGCAACAACTTGGTGCTGGGCTACGATGCCGACGTTTCTGCGGCAGGCGTCAGCAACGAAATCACGCTGGGCAACGCGAGCGTCACCTCAATGCGCGTGCCGGGCCTGACGCTTACGTTCAGCGTAAAGTACTTCAACCACGGCACGCTAACCGTGGCCACGCTGCCGGCGGCGGCTACCGCCGGCGCAGGCGCTCGTGCTGTGGTGACGGACGCCAACGCGACGACGTTCCATTCGATTGTGGCCGGCGGCGGGGCGAACGTCGTGCCCGTGTTCAGTGATGGCACCAACTGGCAGATTGGGTGAGGTGAATCATGGCTGACGTTTCGTCGGAATACTGGGCTTACAACGACCCTCGCTGGGCTAATGACCCGGCGTACGGCAACCCAGAGACCATGAAATATGTGGGTCCGTGGGAACAGGTTCTGCAGGCAACGGGCTTCCGGGGAAAAGTGTATGAGCCCATGATTGAAATGCAGGCCGACCCAAACGGCGGTTTTATGCCGCAAGAAGTTGGGCAGCAATATACGCCTCAAGCCAAGGCGGCTATCGACAGCCTCCGCGCTTCCGGCTACGACCTTCGGTGGAAGCATCCCGACAAGCGCACGTTCAACACCTACTACGGGCTGGTGACGCCGAGTGGGGAAGTGCAAGACATCAAGATTGAGGGCTCGGATCTCGGCGATGCAATCATGCCGATGATCAAGGTCTTCGGCGCCGGCCTTGGCTTGGCGGGCTTAGGCGCGGGGGTCAATTCGTTTTTGAGCGGCGCTGGAACCGGAGCCGGGGCAGGCGCCGGCAGCGCTCTCGGCATTGCCGAGGCTATGGCGCCTGGCGTACTCGCTCCCGCAACGGCGGCCGAGATGGCCGGCGTTAACGCGCTATTGGGCGGCGGAACGGGCGCGCTGACGGCAGCGGACTTGGCCAACCTGTCGCCAGACGTGCTGGGGCAGAGCAGCCGTTTTGCGCAAAATGAAATCGCCAACTTTGCGACGCTGAGCGACGGGACTGTTACCAATGTTGTAACGCCAGGGGCGCAGGCACCGGGTGCGGCATCAACAAACGCCCTTGCGCCAGGACCGTATCAAAACTTGACGCCGACAGAGCTGTTGCAGTTGGATTACGCAACGACTCCAAGGCTGAACATGAGCCCGATGCCGGGGACGACCGGCACGCTGTCGCAGTTGCAGCCGATTCCTGCGTCAACAGCAGTCACGGGCGCGCCCCCAACGTTTCAATTCAGCACGCTGCAAGACCCGATGGCTCCATTTTCTGGCGCAACGGGCGCCAATGTTGGGGCAGTTGCGCCGTCTACTGGCACGATTGCCGATCTTGCTGGAGGCTCTGCTGATTTGGCTGGCGCGATGGGTGGCGGGTCGTTTTCTTCTGCGGGTGGAAATGCCCTTAGCGCCGCGGGCGCGGCAGGAGGCGTGGCGGGCGGTGGCACCGCCGCCGGAACGGGGGCTGGTACGGGCGCAGGGATCATGGAGGGCATGGTGCCTGGCGGGCTGACGGGCTCGGGTATTCCGGCAACGCTTGCCGAAGCCGCTGGAGCAGGAGCGGTTGCGGCCGGCGCGGGCGCAGGCGGCTCCATTCTTGACAAGGCCATCAACCTGATCAAAAGCCCCGCAGGCGGCGCTGTCCTCAGCGGCGTCGGCAGCGTGGTGGGCGGCATCACGCAAGCCAATGCGGCAGAAGCGGCGGCTGAGCAACAATCGCAGGCGGCGCAGAATGCGTTGCAGTTGCAGCGGGACATGTTCAATTACCAGAAGGAGCTTCTGGACCCGTATCGCAAGCGCGGCGAAGCTGCCCTGACGCGGCTGTCTGGTGCTTTGGGCCTAGATGGGCCGGCGCAAGCGCAGCAAACGCTCGAAATGGACCCCGGCTACGGCTTCCGTCTGGGCGAGG